TATTCACCAATACAGCATCTTCTTCTGTTGACTCAAAGATGCCAGCATTGGCAAGTAGTGTGGGTAAAGTTGGGGTTGGGAATTGATAGTATGTAGGCACATCATCAACTGTTCCAGCTTTCAATCCTTCATATTCTAACTGAGGCCACGATACTGTATTTCCAAAATCAGTTCCAGTTATTGCTGATAGTGTCGGCCAAAAGACTTCCAAATCATCATCAAAAGACATATATACATTGATACTTGCCTTCTCACTCGTAGCTTTAGTCGTTCTCAAAGGATTCAGTACAATCAATTTAATATTTCCAATACTAGACTGGTCTATACCACAATAATCAACTGAATCTGGTTGGGCGAAAAATGGAGTTGGTAAAACTGGATATGGCGCATTATAGGGAATAGTAAACTCTGATTCTGATGTACCAGTCAAATCATAAACTTGATTATACATCATATCAGCAAGCTCTGTTAATGGAGTTATATCAGGAAGCAATGTTTGAGAGGGTACGAAAAGCGCTATCACTCTCCCAGACATAAATTGATTAGCAACTAACTGAATTCTAATTCTAACACTACCACAATAATATTTGAAAGCACGCATCATCCATCCAGCAGTAGTGTCCTGTCCAGGAAACAATGGCAAATCAGCAAGTACATAACCAGATGCTCTATTAGCTTCCCATTCTACTCTATTCAACAAAGACCACGTCTTACCAATATACACAATATCCATTTCATCATCTTTCGTACCAAACAGCTCATTGCAAGGCTCAATTGCACACTTAGGATCTACTACCAATTTCTCAATAGTATCTGAGCCTACACCATACGACAAAGAATTTGCCACTACAGGAGTCACTCGTATATTTGCTCCAATATTGTCAGGTTTTGATAACCCAACAGTACGCAACATACGAGAAGCCCCCGAAGCAACATCTGTAGCTGTTTCCACAATCTCTGTCATTGGTGCAACTAGTCCATCAATAGTATCAGAAACAACTCCCATCTGCGCATACAAAGGTACAGACAAAACAGGATCGTCAAGCCATCCATAAATTGAAACAGATACTGGTGTTGTTGTAGTTTGCCCTGAAGTTAACTTATTCAAAACAAAAACTTTAACCTGTCCCAAAAATTGCGCTGCATTTTGTATTGCATCAACAGTCGCTCCAGTATAAGTTGTAAGTGGATAATAAAGAAATGGGGATATAAATGGAATTACGAACTCAACAGTTTGATTAGTTGCCGGATCTATAATTAAACTAGGAAAGCAGAGCAACGAAGCCATAGATTTTTCATTTAACTGCTGAATACTACTCATAGAAGCACCAGGAGCCCATACAACTAACAACCTCCCAGCATGAAAACGCGTTGCATTAATAACCATTCGGATTTTATAATCTGATCTCACAAATTTAAAATATTTCATTTTACTAGACTTAAATTTAGTAGATTGAATAGCTGTTGGAATATCAACCGTAGCAACCAATGCATCTCGTTCATCTGTTTCAAGCCACTCAAATGTCTTAATCAAACCAGGTCTTGATAGCATTGACTTCACATCCTGAGAAGTCTTAGCTCCATCACCTTTCTCTGACCAACTCTTCACATACTCATCAAAAGACTGTTGATGTGGGGTAACATTCACTACTTCAGTTTTAACAGAGTTTGCAAAAAGCGTCGTATTCTCTTTCTCAACAACAATTTTATCATTTATTTCTGCCATACGTCACATTGAAGCCTGTTGTAGCTTGCATACTGTAGATTAACCCAGGCTCTCTCTACAGCAGTTTGACTATAATACAAGTGTACACGTCACGCACACAGGTTAGTATCACCTCTCATACTACACGAGTTTTAATACAGCCTATTAGACTGACAAACACACAAAATATCTACACTCTATATCTAACATTCCACACACGCAATTGTTCGGCATACGACAATGCTATATGCTTGATCCCAACCATGCTTAATGCAACATCAAATTTATTACGCCAATAATTGTACACTTGCACACCATGAAAATGCAATTCATACAAAGCATCATCCACATTCAAGCACACTTGCTCAACTGGATCATTGCCTGTTCTCACCCAGTTCACCATCTCCACAATATCATCAACATCACGAAGTGGCACATGTACACCATGCTTCTCAGACCATTGCCACTTTCTTTGCAAGAAAGTCACATTTCCTTGATCTT